GGAGCTTGAAAAGATCAAGATTATGATCTTGCCGGATGGGGAGAAGATCACAACTGAGATCACCAAGAAACAGCGCGAAATCCTGGATGCACTTCACATGTGTGCCTAAACTCTGGGGAGGTCAGGTTTGAGCAAAATCAATATGGGTAGACATCATAATATGGTAATATAGTATAGGGCTTCTATTACTACAAGTTTGCAGACCTATTACTTTTACACTATAACTACTATATTACTATATAATCACTATGTACTAACTATATTTACTATATTAACTACTATATTACTACAATATTACTATGTTATATAAGGATATATAATATATAAGTAATAAGTATAAAGATGTTGTTGGTCGTAAAATTCATTTTTTGTATATTTATATTGATTATTTTGGTGACGACTTCCATAAAAGTTGGTATTATATATGACAGAAGATAAAATTTTTTCACAAGCTGATCTTGATCGTATTATCGGAGAGCGGCTTGCACGGGACAGAAAAGAACGTGCGGAAGAGTCTAATGCTATTGATGAGCTTAGAAAGGAACTTGCTGACACAAAGGCAACCCTTGTAGCTAATGGCTTAGAAAAGATTAAGGCCAAAATAGCACAGGATGCTAAACTGCCGGATGGTCTTTTGGGTTTTGTGCAAGGCAACGATGAAGATAGTATTCGAGATTCTGTTAATGCTTTGATAACGGGAATTGGGCCCGGACCAAACGTAGGTGGATCAACTAATCCTGCTGGTGGCAACACCTCACCAAAAGTTTACACGAAAGCAGAACTGGAGAGCATGTCCCCAGATGCGATCAATCAGGATTGGACTAACATACAGAAGCAATTGGCTTCTGGTCTAGTAAAATAATATTAAGGAATTATTATGAGTGTTGAAGGATTTATTGGCACTGTTTGGAGTGCTAGACTTTTAGAAAACCTACAAAAGAGTTTGGTTTTTGGACAGCCCGGTGTTATTAACCGTGATTATGAAGGCGAAATAAGCGGCAAAGGAAGTACCGTTAAGATAACGAGCATTGGCGATATCACCGTCGGGAATTACACTAAGGACAGCGATATATCTGATCCAGAAGCCCTTAATGATGCACAGGCAACGTTAACAGCTACAGAAGCCAAATACTTTAACTTTTCTGTGGATGATGTTAGCAGAGCCCAAATGGCAAATAACGTCATGGACGCTGCTATGAGGCAGGCTGCCTATAATCTGTCAGATGTCGCTGATCAGTTTATTGCAGGATCTTCTTATGTTGATGTTGCAACTGCTAACAAGATCGGATCTGATACTGCTGGCAAAGTTCCTAATACAACGCCTGGGACAACTGCATATGATTATCTGCTGCAGATGGGCACTAAGCTATCTGAGGCTAATGTTCAGAAACAGGGACGCTGGGTTATTGTACCGCCATGGTTTGTAGAGAAGCTGGCTGCTGATGCAAGATTCACTGATGCAAGCGCAAGTGGTTCTACAGATGCACTTCTTAATGGTATGGTAAAGAGGGCTGCTGGATTTGATATTCTGGAGTCCAATAATGTGCCTACTGTGGCTGGTTCTGGCGGAGATGCAGGCAAGACCAACTACAAGATCATTGCGGGAGTTCCATCTGCTATTACATTTGCGGATAGCGTGAACAAGGTTGAGGCTTATCGACCTGATAAGAGGTTTGCGGATGCTGTTAAAGGCTTACATGTTTATGGCATGAAGGTTGTAAGACCGTCTGCATTAGCACTTTTGACTGCACGGGGAACCGCTTAAGGTGATTCAAAATGGCAAGAGATGTTTTATCGGGAAATGACGTTGCTTGGAATACGTTCCAGAATGAAGATGTTGGCGTCGCTATTGACAAGGCTGATGATGCTGAGATTAGTGTTGCTGATGTAGCGCAGGCTGATCATAAGGCCTTGATGCTTAGATTTTCTATTAGTGCGGCTACCGCTGCTGATACTATAACTATTAAGGCAGGAGATGGCTTTAGAAGCGGACTAGGCGATCTGGTACTGAGCCTAACTGGCGGTGTACAAGAAGTTCTGTGCGGGCCATTGGAGACTGCTAGATTTAAGATTCAGAATGCGGTAACCGACAAGGGCAAGATCTACATAGATTATGCTGGGTCTACTATTGCTGGAACTGCATTCCTGTATCTGATTGATAAGTAGAAGGCTAAAATATGCCTTCTATTTCTTTATGGGATGCCTGGCAAACCGGAATAATAACAGAAGAGCAATATAATACTTTGTTGGGGAATGGTGCGTTTCCTAATACGATTTGGACACCTGGAGCTTTAGATGCGCCATTGACATCGGCTGATTTAACTGTCGTAAAAACTGTTGGACTTGTGGGCACTAAAACGCAATCTGTCGTTGTAAAAAATACAGGAAGCACAAATTCCTTGAAGGTATTGGTTGAATTTTATGTGGACGATATGCAGGTTACCTATATCGACAATATTGTTGAGCCCGACAATGACCCACATTGGCTAAATATGGAGGGTGCCTTTACAAAGGTTGTAATAAGTGTCCCGGATGCGGTGGCGGGCGATCACACTACATATGAAATTGGGGTTGTGGCAGCATGACTATTGCGGATACGGTGCCTTATGCAAGCGTATTGGAGTCCGATGACTATTTTGACACAACCAACAACCACATGTATTGCAGCGATTGGACTTTTACTGATGCGGGAGCTACTGCACAAGTCACAACACATATGTCACTGCCGCTGGCTGAAAGGCTGACTTTTGTTGCGAAGAATCCGGGCATCGCGGGCAATCTGGTAAATGTTGAGTGCGAGACTGGAACTGGTCCGGGTGGCGCTTTAACAATTGTGGTCACGGGCACGCATATTTTGATACAAATGGCGACTGGCGGAAGTGCAACCTATCAAATAAGAACGTTGATGCTGGCTACGCCTGCTGTTATGCTTTTGCTGAGCGACATAATCAAATATGGAAATGTGACGTATAGTGACCATGGTGCTACCTTTTTGTATGGCGGTGCAGATCCTTATGTAGCACCAAAGTTGCCGTGCTTGTGCGAAGCTACCAGGAAGATCGATGGCCTAAATTTGGCTGGCAAGAAAGTTCTGACTACGCAAGTCAATCAATTTCCAAGGGTCTATACTAAGCCTGACGGCACTGAATATACACAAAGTGCGGTTCCTGAAGATGTGAAACAGGCTTGCTGTGAGGAAGCGCTGGCTATCCTAAAATATGGGAATACTTCGCGGTATAGGCTGAAGACCGAGGGCGTATCTAATTTTACTGTTGGATCAATTTCTGAGACTTTCGATGGCAAAACGCCTGCACTACTTAGTAAAGAAGCTGCCCGCATTATGAAAAAATATCTTGGTAAAAGTTATGCTATGAGGCGGTAAGCATGGTTGTTACAACGCCTTCCAGCATATCATTTTATTTGAATACGCCGGTTGTTCTTTCAGACAGCAATAGCGAATATTATGGTACTGCGCCTTATTTTTCTACAGCCATTAATTTAATGGTGCGGTGGGAAGACCTCACTAAGGAAATTGTGGGCCTGACGGAGACTTATGAACCGATTAATGCAGTTGTGAGTTCTGAGGCTTTTATCGATTTTGATTTGACTTACAAATTGCGGTTTTTTATAAAAGAAGGAAAGCCGTACTGGATCAAGCAAATGAAGGTTGTGCCTAATCTGGATGGCGGCATAGATTACTATCAGTATTTCGTGGTTAGGATAACACATTTACCATAGTTATGATCTAAGGTCCATTCTGCTTTGTGGCATTGAAAGTTTTAAAATCAGGTCGGTTTGTAGTGGGTACGGAACGCGTCTTTATTGTACCAGCCACAACAGCATACACGTTTTCTTCTTCATCAGGTATGATCGTGAACTCAGAGCCGTCTTGGATCGGGGTTCCTGGGTCAACTGTTACCTGATAAAGATTACCCGCAGTTTGTATAAATGTGCAACGGTATTGATTTCCGGACAAAACTAACTTATGAGTTGGTCTAGAACGTATTGGCATAGGATAGGTTTAATCTTTTTTATAGTATATCAAATTATGGATGGTTTCCTGTCGTAAAAGTCTGTTTGAAATTCTTATAATGAGTAAAGTTGAAAGATTTTTGGAATTGTTGGCCACCAACTTTACTTTCTCCATGTAATTATAATAAAAAAGAATGGAATAAAGACACGCCAATGTCTTTAATCCGAATTTAGAAGGTATTAAATATGAGTAGAACTAGAAGTATAAATACTTTTTGGTCAATCTTTGATGAGCCAATATGCATAGACGGAAAGCCAGTAGGCGTCATAGAATATGATGAAAACAATTGCTGGGACCTCACTGGTATTTTTGATGGGACTCCTAATTGGAAGCCCAAAACTATAAATACTAGAAGCACTTTAGATTAATGTTCTAAACATTTTTTATTAGAACTTGAATATAAAATAAATTATAACGAGAAATAAATTATGACTGATGAAATACAAGAATTCGATCCTATATATAATTATATCGGAAAAATAACCAGGCTTAGACATAATGAAAGACAATATCAAGCTAAACTGATTGCTATCAAGGGCAATGAGCTTTGGTTTGAAGCTAAGAATGGTAAACAGTGGATGGTAAATCGAAACGAACTTCGATTTATTGAATTGGTCGGAAATCAGGTGTAAACATGCCATCTGATTTTGGAAGCCGCGTTCAAGCCCAGGCTAAAGAAATTATCGAGGCTGGCGCTTCTTATGATTATATTTTGGATGTTTTAAATAAAAGATATTTTGGAACACCCCTTATTGGTAGAATTTTGCTAGCCAGTTTAGGCCCTGGTAGTATTAGTAATAGTTCGGGAATTCACGTTCAAGTTTGTGGTCCTGCTGGTTCTGGAAAAAGTGAAGCTGCTAAGAAATTAGCTGCCTTGGTTCACCCTAAATATAGATTGGTTGCTAATGTAACACCACAGGCTTTATTTTATCCAATTGAAAGCTTTGTGGACGGCAGTGTTGTTTTTATTGACGATATTGTCTGGAAAGACGATTTGGGCAATAGTGTCAAAAAGATTACTGGAATGTTCCAAGATGGTGCTGAAAGAGTTGTCACAACTGACGGAATTGGCAAAAGACAAATTAGCAAGAAGAGATTGACTTTTTGGTCCACTTCTGTAGATAACCAAGCCGATGAACAGATGAGGGACCGGCAATTTTTAGTAGAATGTGACAGTAGTATAGCTGGTAAGAAGAAAATATCAGATTCTATTTTGGCTAGGGCTTCTGGCAAAATATCTGTTAAAGCGGACGACGATTTTGAAACTGCTGTCTGTCATGCCCTTTTTATGGAATTAAGAAGTTGGTTTGGCGAAGTAGTTATACCATTTTCTAAAGACATTAAGTTTGGTGGTGGCAACCGCGCCTTAATGATGTTTTTGGACCTAATAGGAAGCTTCGCGGTATTTGCTAGAAGTAATAGGCAGTTCGATGAAGATCTTAGACTGGAAGCCAATGAAGACGATTATAAACGGGCTAAAGCACTTTATGACGATTTGGGTGGCCATAGTGCTTATAAGCTTACTGAGGCTGAAACCAGATTTTTGGACGCCTTAAAGGAATTTGGTAGGGTAGCCAATAAACAGCAAATGCAACAAATAACTGGATTGTCTTTGGGAAGAATTGGGGATATTTTGAATGGCAATGGCAAGAATAGTCATGGATTATTTTATAAATGTCCTTATTTAAGTAAAGACGAATCAGTTCGGCCTTATAATATTGTGCTTAGCGAAGATTATTGACACTACGTTATACGTTATAAAATGCCCTTTTAACTTAGATAAAAACCGATAGCGGTAAAAGGTCACTACGTTATAACGTAGTAAGGAACCAATAGCAGCCGACGCTTTAACGTATTTTGCGAAAAAATGTGAGAAAGGGTACAAAAAAAAATAATTTACTTATACCCCCCATTTTTCTTACTTTTACTACGTTATATCTTATATATATATATTATATATATACATAGTAGTTAGTAGTTAGTGGTTTTGAAGAAAAATTTGAAAAAACTTTAACGTGTTTGGTACTACGTTATGACTAAGTTATGGCTACGTTAAACGTTAAAGGCCACTGAACGTAAAAGTGAATAATGGTTACTTATATTGAATATGTATTATAATAATTATTTACTTTTCATTTACTTTGATTACTTTTTTGGTTGAAAAGTATTTTAATGGGATTAAAAAAATGACTGATACTAGTAAGGATGAAGAAATCGTTAGGCTGTTACTTAGTGGCAAGAATCCGGGTGAGGTCAGCCATTTGGTTGGAAAGCATCGGGATAGCGTAGTGAATGCGGCTAAAAGGAATCGGGATAAGCTGTCTGATGAAATTAGAAAGAAGATCGACCAGGATGCTATAGTCGTTGATGGGAATGTGGCGGCAGGTCTGGAGATTTGGCGGCAGTACCTTAAGAGCGAGGGTAGGCAGGAGCTACTTGCAAATATTATGGTGAAGGTCGCTGGATTGATTGAAAAGAGCGAAAAGACAAATGAAATTCGGGACCTTTGCGTTAGCGTTGGAATCCTTATTGATAAGTTCCAGATTGAGCAGGGCAGAACCGATGACAGTGCTAAGGCCGCTTTAGTGAAGTTATTTGAGAAGCTGGGCGAGAAGTAATGGGCGAGCTAGAGCTGCCCGTTGGCAAACAGCGGGACTTCATTTTGGAAGAGCCTGCCAGGATTAATTTGCTGTATGGGTCTGTTAGGAGTACTAAGACTTGGTCGGTTAATATAAAAATACTGAAAGATATTCTGACATTGCCGACTGGTAATATATTGTTTGTTGGAAATACTGGTACCAGTCTGTATCGCAATGTGCTTACGCCTATTAAGGATTTAGTGGGCGAGAAGAACTTTGAGTTGAGGGCTGGCAAAAAAGAATGCGAGATATTTGGTAGGACGGTCTGGATTGAAGGCGCTGACAATACGAGTTCCTACAAGAAGATTGAGGGCGAGTCATTGTTAAGGGCATATGTCGATGAAGGCACTACTATCCCGGAGAACTTTACCAATATGCTGTTAAGCAGGTTAAGCGATAAAGGCGCTTGCCTGTACCTTACCTGTAATCCTGAGACACCCCGCAATTACATTTATAGGAATTGGATAGCCCGGCAGGATGAACTTAATATAAAGGTCTGGAAATTTACTTTGGATGATAATCCGTACCTGCCCCTGGAATACAAGAGAGACCTTGAAAAGGAGTATCCTAAAGGGACTGTATTCTATGATCGATTCATTCTGGGGAATTGGGTAGCGGCAGAAGGAAGGGTTTTCGGACTGTTTGCTAGGGGTATGCATTGTGAGGTGCCACCGGCTACATTGAGGCCCAAGGAATTGCGGATCGGTGCAGACTATGGCACACATAATGCATGTGCTTTTGTGGCCCTGGAGAAGTATCTGGTGCCTGGTAGGGCAAAACCCACATGGTATGTAGCACGCGAGTACTACTGGGATAGTGTGGTGGAGCATGCCCAGAAGACAGATGCTGATTATAGCAAGGACATGGCTAAGTTTGCGTCTGAGCAGTGGGGGTATAGTTCTGGACAGCCCGGCATTACTTATGGGGACAATACCAGCAAGATGTATGCAAGCACGATAGAAGTAGATCCGAGTGCGGCTTCCTTTATTTTGCAATTGCAGCGAGATGGATTGCATAAGGCACGGGCTGCTGATAATGATGTGCTGGGCGGCATCAGGAAAATAGCATCTATGATTGGCAACGGTGACCTTATTATAAATAGTGAAAAATGTCCGGTGCTTGTTAGCGAAATGGAAACTTATGCCTGGGATCAATCTGCTGCTGACAGGGGCGAAGACAAGCCCCAGAAGATTGATGATCATGCAGTTGATGCGCTTAGATATGCGGTTAATAGTATACGCGTTTAAAATAGTATTAATGTTTATATAATGTTTATGGAGTTTTATAATGCTTATTGATATGAATTGGCTGAGGACGGGAAGTCATTTTCCGCCTGAAGATGAAAAAGGCAGATTATTATCTTATGATAAATATAATTTGTTATATGAGGGACGACACGAAGCGGTCTGGGGAGACTTATGGGACCTTGCGGATATCGAAGACAATATTGATGTGGTGAGTACTTTCTTTGCGAGGATATACAATGGCAAGAAGCTACCGATGAACTGGTTTAAGGTGGTTACTAGCGTTTATAGTGATATGGTGGTAGGAGAGCCGCCGCGCCTTATGAATCCGGTAGGACAAACTGAATTGGACGGCATTGTTAATAGAAGTGATCTGAGTGTTGTGCTTTATAATGCTTGTAATAATTTTATTCAGTTTGGTAATGCTATTCTGAAGGTCCGGTTTGTTGGGACAGGATCAGAACCCGGCAGTATTATAGAAAATGTGGATCCAAGTATCTGGTTCCCGGTAGTCAATCCTGACAATGTTAATGAATACAGTTGTCATGTATTGGCCTGGAAGTTTAAAGAGATGGTTGGTAGCAGTGTGGCCAGCTTGCTTAGGACTGAAGTACACACTGCTGGCGCTATCGATAATCATCTTTATTGGATGAATGGCGATGAGATAGATCATGAAGTCGAATTAAATATAAGTAGTAAATATATTAATGTGCCTAAACATGTGGAGACTGGAGTGCCTTACCCCCTTGTTTTTGTAGTGTCTAATATCAAGAAGCGCAATGACGTATATGGCATAAGTGATTATGATAGCATTGAAAACCTTGTTAAGGAACTTGAAACACGTATTATAAAAGTATCTTCTATTCTGGATATTCATAGTAGGCCCGCGATGACAGGACCATCATCTATGCTAACGACGGATATGGAAACGGGCGAAGAAACGATGCGCATGAATGGTAGGTTCTTCGCGGTCAATAAGGATGAGGATAAGCCCGAATACATTACTTGGGACGGCAAACTTGATAGTAGCTTCCAAGAAATGGACAGACTTGTCAGTATGATTTATGCTGTGACGGATTTGAATCCGGCAGCTATTGGAGACTTTAGTGGGGGAGCGGTTGCTTCTGGTAGTGCATTAAGGCGACTGCTTTTAAGGACAATTTCGCATTGTAATAGGATCAGGGTCCGTTTCGATCAAGTTCTTAAACGGGCAATAAAGGCTGCAAGCATTCTGGATGTAAATGGCCGCATAAAGGATGCGGTCCAGATAGAACTTAGCATAATCGGTTGGCAAGATGGACTGCCCAGCGATGACCTTGAAAACAGCATGATCGAGCAGACAAGAGCAAATTCTGGACTGACGTCGAGATCTTCTGCAATTATGAGGCTGGATGGCTGCACGCGAGAAGAAGCTGATGAAGAGATGGAACGCATAAAGCGAGAAGCACCACTACCACAACAATTGGCAAAACCCGTTCCTATGAGTGGACAGGACATAAGTAATGCTAGTAAGCAAGGCGGGATTGAAAAGGCCCCATTAATGCCTGACATCGTAAGCACCTTGAAGGATATCGGCTACTTCAAAACTAATTCGGGATAGATATGTCTGATATCCCTAAAGAGATACAAGACCTGATTGACGGCATTGTCTTGGAAGACGATCAGGAAGAAGACCCGGATTGGCTAAAAGCTTTGATGCCTTTATTGTTAGCGAAATTTAGCAAAGGCATTAAAGACGCGAATTGGAAGTTGTGGGTAAAGGCTTGGCAAGACGCTATACAAGGGGCTTTTGATATGGGCACTGTTGGCGATACAGTTGGAACGGTAGCACCGGCTTTAGTAGGGTCTGATGCGGCTATTAAATATTTTATGGCGCATGGAATGGAATTGGTGAAGACCTTAAGTCAGACCGACATCCAAATTCTTAAGGGCCAGATGGTTGAGAATTGGGGCAAGGGCGAGGATGCGTTTAAGGATGCTTTTGAGGACCAATATAAGGGGCCTGCAAGGTTAGACAAGATCTATAGGACGGAGTACGTTCGTGCTCAAAATGAGGGCATAGTGGTACGGGCAAAGGCTGCTGGCCACAAGTACAAGATGTGGCGGTGTCCTAACGATGAAAGAAGCTGCCCGGAATGCAGCGCGATGGATTATGAGGTTGTAGGTATCGATGAAATGTTTAGTGGTGGCGTAATGTGTCCGGGACTCCACCCGAATTGCAGATGCGTCTTAATTAGCGTGGCTGATGAAGACCGCGAAGTGTTTTCGGAAGATGTTGAGCCGATTATCGCGTGAACACTATTTTTTCGCAAACAAAGCAAAGGGGGGAAGGGCGAAGGAGCCGAAGGCGTGCCTTCACTTGTGAAGGGGCACGCCGTAGGCTCTGGAGCCCGTCTGGATCAGATGCAGAAAGAAGACGCTGAGAGAACGGCACCCAAGTTCAGGAAATCGTATGGATATGGATTGTGGTGTGATTCGATAGCATCAGGTTGTGCCAACAAAAACTACTTATAATATAAAAAACCAAATTATAAGTAATATGAATGGGGATAGAATATGAGAAAGATATTTTTGGTGGCTGTATTTTCATTACTTGCTATTATGGCATGTGGGTGCATGGGCGAAAATGAAATTGCGAAGAGTATTGAGTTGAGAGGCTATAATTTCACCCTAACTGATGCTGATGGCTGGTTCTCGGACACTACTATAGAAGATGCTAGTTCTTCAACACGATTGATTGCTGGTTCTTATGGTGGCTTCACGATTGGCGAAATGCAGCGTGATTTATGGATTGGCTGGGACGGTTCTGTAATGGAACGCGCTTTTTATATGCCGGATTCCAATCATGATGCCAGTGTTTCCGCGCGCAAATATATGGATGGTGTTATAGCCCTTTATGTGTTAGACCCAATTGATCCTGAAGATTTAACCTATGATACTGCCTTAGAGGAAGCTGTATATTTGCCCAATGATTACATTGGCAAAGATATATTGATGGGTGAAGAAATGGACGAGAAGGAAACAACTATCGATGGCAAGGAAGCTTATCTTATTGTGCATCCTGATGATGTATATGCGGTTGCTGCTGTTCAATTAGATGATGGGTTGATAGCGGTAATATCAGTAATTGATGATAATGGTCGGCCAGAAAATTTAATTAAGAAGATTATTATTTCTAAAATAATATAGCTAGTTATCGATGAAACAAATCATTTTTTGCAGAACGACCCTCATCTTGGAGTGTTTGTATCTACCATTTGAAACGTGATGTAATGCAAAAGTATATCTCTTCATTCCTTCTTTAAGATACAAAGCTTCTGCATGTGGTGATAAATATGGATTTGGATAAGATACATGACTTAGCTTTGCATATTCCTGAAAGAATTTGCAGAATAAAAAATGAAGATGCAGCAAAACTAGCTTTTGTGCAACCCTTCATCGGTGCGTTGGGTTATGATATATTTGATCCGGATGAGATCATGCCAGAATATCCAATATTTGAAAGTGGCAAGAAAAACGAATATGCTGATTATGCAA